AGTGAATGTGAATGTTTATTTGGAACACCCAGTAGGTATTGGTGAACATTCAGATATTACAGAAGCAATTCAGGTAGAACTGGATAAGATTGCAAGGTATGAAGATCAGTTACAAGTGATTGATAAGTACTTCAAGTGATGGATACTCCAGAACTTAAAAAAGAGAGATTGAAACTTATTGTCAGGAACCTTAAGTCTTTAGTGGATGCACTAGAGTCTGAGGTTTATTCTGACGTTGAATCATATAGAGATAATAGAAATTGTGATTTAGGACCAGGAATTACTGATTACGATGAGGTTTTTGAAGACGATGACGGATACCCAGATTAAACTTATAAGTGTTACTCCAGATGCTGAAAAGCATATGGCATATGTTGCCAGAGTTAGTAACCCTAAGAACCAGGACAATGAAAAGTTCTCAGGTCTATTAAAGTATTGTATTCAGCATGGACACTGGAGCGTCTTTGAACAGGCGTTTATGACTGTGGAGATCAATACTACTAGAGGACTTGCTGCACAGATCCTAAGGCACCGTTCCTTCACCTATCAGGAGTTCTCTCAGAGGTATGCTGATGTATCTTACATTAGAGAAGATATACCTTTACCTGAACTACGTAGTCAGGATCTAAAGAACAGGCAGAATAGTATTGATGATGTAGATCCTGCAATAGTTGAGAAGTATAATAAGAAGATGAGAGCACAGTTTGATGCATCAATAGATCTTTATAAGAGTATGCTTCATGATGGTATAGCAAAGGAGTGTGCTAGGTTTGTATTACCTCTTGCTACACCTACCAGACTTTATATGACAGGTAGTGTTCGCTCATGGATTCATTATATTGATCTACGGTCTGCACATGGCACACAGAAGGAGCATATGGATCTAGTAGAGAATGTTCGTTCTGTCTTTAAGGAACAGTTCCCAACAGTATCTGAGGCTCTTGGATGGAAATAAAAATTATTGATAACTTTCTAGATAAGATAGATCTGAAGAGAGTTATTAATTCTACTAATGAAAAGTCATGGGTGATACAAAAGAGTACGCCAACTAGATTGGATCATTTAGAATTCTTGTATCGGGATGTAACAGATGATGAATTTTTTAATAAGTATTTGTTTAAACAGATTGAGAAACATTTAGATAAGAAATATGATATAGGGAGGATATATTTTAATGGGCAGTGGCCTGGAAGGGATGGAGCATTCCATCAAGATGATAGTGGTAACGCTAAGATGAGTGTCTTATTCTATGTTGGGGAGTATGAATTGGGATGGGGAGGATTTACTGAGATTTTAATATCTCCTACAGAACAAAAAGTTATTGCACCATTCCAAAATCGATTAGTGATTTTTCCTGGAGGGGATCTTATGCATAAAGGATATTCATTTTCTCATCAGAGATGTCCTATGAGAGTAAGTCTTGCTTATAAGCTTTATGAAAGTAGTTGATAATTTTTTAGAAGAGAATGTTTTTCTAAAATTACAACAAGATATTATTAGTGATAACTTTCCTGTTTTCTATCAGCCAGATGGGGTTGGTGTTTCATCTGATGATGGCAGTGATATTAGAATTATAAATTTTACACATAATTTATATACGGATGGGGAGGCACGTAGCTCTTTTTATAACTTTGTTGCCGAAAGTTTATTTTCAAAGTATAATATCAATAAGATCATACGTGCAAAGGTAAATTGTTATCCACGAACAAGTAGAATTGTTAGACATCCTTTTCATTATGACTTTGATTATTCCCATAAAGGTGCTCTTTTTTATTTGAATACTTGTAATGGATATACAAAATTTAAAAGTGGTCCTAGAGTAAAAAGTGTTGCTAATCGAGTATTATTTTTTGATCCTCATAGGTTACATGCTTCAACATCATGCACTGATCAGAGATGTAGATGGAATATCCAAGTCAATTACTTCTAAATAAAATTACATAACTTTATATTGAAATGCCTACATATCCTGTAAAAAATAAAGAAACTGGCGAACAAAAAGAACTTTCTATGTCAATGGTGGCATATGATGAGTGGCGAAAAGAGAATCCTGACTGGGACAAAGATTGGATGGCAGGTGTTGCCTCCGTTGGAGAAACAGGAGAAGTATATGATAAACTGAAGAAACACCATCCTGGATGGAACGATGTGTTGCATAAAGCATCGAAAGCTCCTGGATCTAGAGTAAAACCCCTATAAGTATGCCAAGAAAGAAGAAGACGGATCAACCAATAGGTGTCGGACTCACGGCCAAGCAGATGAAAAGAAAGAAACCTATTAATACTGATATGATGAGGGATATTGAACCCCTCACTCCTAATCAGAAAGTTTTATTTGATGCATATAAAGAGGATAAAAATCTTGTTGCTTATGGTTGTGCTGGCACAGGAAAAACATTTATTACTCTTTACAACGCATTAAGAGATGTTTTAGATGAAACAACTCCTTACGAAAAAATATATATTGTTAGGTCTCTTGTTGCTACTAGGGAAATTGGTTTCCTTCCTGGTGATCATGAAGATAAGTCCTCACTTTATCAGATACCTTACAAACATATGGTAAAGTATATGTTTGAGATGCCAACTGAGGCAGACTTTCATATGCTTTATGGGAATCTAAAAACACAGGGGACTATTGATTTCTGGAGCACCTCATTCATTAGAGGAACAACTTTTGATAAGACAATTGTTATCGTAGATGAATACCAAAACTTGAATTATCATGAACTTGATAGTATAATGACAAGAGTAGGATCTCAATCCAAGATTATGTTTTGTGGAGATGCTACTCAGTCTGATCTCGTTAAGACTAATGAGAGGAATGGAATTATTGATTTCATGAGAGTCCTTCGTTTGATGCCATCAGTTGATGTTATTGAATTTGGAATTGAAGATATCGTTCGTTCTGGATTGGTTAAAGAATACCTTATGGCTAAAATGGAATTGAATTTATGACCTTTGATCATTGTAATTATCTTGGTGATATTGAATTAGAAAAGAAAGAAACTCCAGGTTGTAGACTTTATCAACTTCCTGATGGTAGTTGGGTTCCTTCTATTACTTCAGTAACTTCCTTTTATAACAGACAAATCTTTATTGACTGGCGTAAGCGAGTTGGTATTGAGGAAGCAAATCGTATTACAAAAAAAGCAACTGCACGTGGCACAGATTTTCACGAAGCTGCTCAAGCATATTTGGAAAATAGAGATTTGGTCTGGGAGGATTACCTTCCTGCTACTCGTTTTATGTTTCATCATGCGGCACCATATCTGGATAAGATAAATAACATACACGCTATAGAGAGAACCCTTTACTCAGAGTACCTTGGTCTTGCAGGTAGAGTTGATTGTATAGCAGAATATGAGGGTGAATTAGCGGTCATAGACTTTAAAACGTCTGAGAAGATTAAACCTGAGAAGTGGTTAGAAAACTATTTCGTTCAGGAAACTTTTTATGCTGCTGCTTATTATGAATTGACTGAAATCCCTGTGAAAAAGTTAATTACTATTATGGTTACTCCTGGTGGAGAAGTAAAAGTATTTGACAAAAGGAATAAAGGGGATTATATTAAGTTATTAGTGAGATATATTAAAGAATTTGTACATCACAATACTGGGTCAAATAATGTCGAAGGAGAATGAATTAGAGAAAGCACTGGAGAGCAAGTTCTTTTGTCCTTCTAGATTTGCTCAAGAAATTGAATCTTTGGTTCATACTACTGAAGGAATGAGTTATATTGATGCCATCATTCATTTTTGTGAGCAGAATAATATAGATGTTGAATCAGTTCCTAAACTGATTCCTAAACCATTGAAGGAGAAGATTAAGTATGAAGCACAGGAACTTAACTTCTTAAAGCGTAGTAGTCGTGCAAAGCTCCCTGTCTGAGGGAAATTCGACTTTTTATTCCAAAAAAGTCGGGAAAAAAAGTCCGGTAAAAAATCGCCCTATTACTTTTTTGAAATGAATAATAATGATATATTAGAGTTGAAGAGATTGAAGGAAGATGCTCCCATAATGGTAGCTACCCTTCCTAGAGGAATAGTTGAGGAAACTAAGGTATGGGTGAGAGAGTGTAGAAAAATTAAAAATCATCCCCTAGCAGAACTTAAAGCTCATAATAATGTAGGATATAAGTATAGTGGATCTCCTGAACAGAGGTTTGCTGATAGTAGTGAAGTTAAG